GTCATCACCTGCTGCGAAGTCCATGTCAAGAGTACAACTTGAAGTAAATGCTTTCATTACTTCTGCACCTGCATTTATGACTAGAGTATTCGCAGGTATTTCTAACACCTGAAAAATGTCTCCGTCTGCGAAACTTCCACCTGCTGCTACTAAAGCATCAATATCAAGGTAAGCCTCAATATTTCTCATTACATGAGTATTTTTAGCAGAAGGCATAGCTACGATAGAGTCGGAAGATACACCAGTGGTGTCTTTAGAAGTTAAATCATAAGTTGCCATTTATACCTCCCTTACGCTACGTTATACTTAGCAGTTACGATTGCTTCTGGACGAAGAATCTTTCTGCCGTACAAATGCATACCTCTTACGATGTCTGCAAATGAATCAGGGTCTCTGTAAGACTCTGTTTTTGTTATTTGAGAAGCAGTTGCCACTGATGATGAGTGACCTGCTACAATAACACCATAGTTAGAGTTTTGGTTTGCTGAACCTGAAGTTCCCGGTCCTGTACCAACAGAAGGCAAGTTATTTGACATATAAATATCAAATCCGTGTAACTTACCGATAGCTAAACCACTTCTTAATCCACCAGACTCGCCAAAATCAGCATTTAAAAGTCTTGAATCTTCGTCTTTTAAGATTTCAACGAAAGTTGGATGTAGAACTAGCCATCTGCCATCTGAGTCTACAAACTGTGTGTCTAACAATCTGCCCATTCTTGCAATAACTTGCAATGGTGTAGCAGTAGCTGTAGCTTGTGCAGTTGCACCCGGCATTCTTGGAGCTAATGGAATAGAGTGGTCATCAGCACTTGATGTAGTGATGTTACCAAAGCTACCCTTTTTTAACTTCATGCTAGTTAACAATTCATCTGAACCTGCAGTTGATACTGCTTTAGTACCATTTACTGTATCGTTGGCAGTTCCTGCAAGAGAACTTAATGATGATTGTTTAAAACCAGATAAATATCCAAGAACCTCTTGGTCATGTTGGTCTCTTAGTCTATAGCCTGCTCTATCAGATGCTAAAGACTCAAAGTTTACATGACTGTGTGCTTCTTCGATATCATCTACTTTAAAAGCAAAATAGTTTGCTTTATCTACGACAAGAGAAAAGTCCTCATCGTCTAAATCTTGTGGTTGAATATTTACTCCACGAGCATATTCTTTTACAGTGATTTCTGGCTCTTTAATAATTTTGACAGTATCACCGTAATTCGCAATCTCTCCGAAGTAGTCACTATTAGTGATTGATTCTACTACAGAAGTCTTACGAAAAGCTTGCTGAACCTTTTGGGAATAAATGACAGGACTAAAATTGCCATTAGGTAGATTCCCGTATCCAGCCGCAGTTTGGAAAGCCATAATATCCTCCTCGGCTAATCATAAGTTAAATACGAGTTACATACACAATCAAAAGGCTAGATGCTATTAGGTATCCTAAAAGGGGCTAATTCAAACTAGGTAGTTTTTCTTAGTATAAATTCGTGAAAATGTTATAAATACAGGTTAGCGTTTTTTAGACGGGCTGTTGTTATATACATTTTGTATCATAAAAATAAAGAAATGTAAAGAAAAAAATACAATTAAGCGGAAGGTTTACTTAAATCATATATAAAATTTCCACTTTGTATAGCTTCTTGTATAGCTTTTTCATTTCTTTCGTACTCATGTGCTTTCATTTTAGCAACATCAGATTCTCTTATTTGATTAGATTGTCCTTCTCTACTATTAGATGGAGAAGCTGCAGTGCCTTTAGTAACTGCTTTTGCTGCTTCTTTAGCAGGATTTACTTTTTTCTTTTTTGTTTCTATAAGTCCCATATCAACTTTATATAAATCTATAGCTCTTGCTGCAGATTTAGAATCATTTTCATTCTCATATAAAGCTTGTTGAATCCATCTTGGTTGTGTTTCAACCCAATCATGAAATTGTTGGTCATTTCTTATATCTTCAAAATCAGGATGTAACATCATTAAATCAGCTTCTGCACGAGCACGAGTAGCTGCTGCTTCTCTGTCTGCAAGTGTTTTCATTCTTTCTTCTAATGATGAATCTAGTTCTTGTGCCTTTTTTGTTGCAATGCTTTCAACTATTTTTGCAACATCAGGATATTCCTGAGACCATTTTTCTATCTCTTCATCTGATTTTGGTAAATTAATTTCTTTTTTAGCAGTCTGTGATAACTGCTCTTTTAATTTAAATATTTCATCTTGATATGATTTTTCTTTTTCTTGCGAATGTCTGCGCAAATCACCATATCGTTTTTTAAAAGTTTTTTCTTCTGGAGCAAGAGATTCAGTTTCTGCCTTATCTTCTTCCTCTGCTTTAGCTTTGCCAAGAGCTTCATCTCTTTCTTTAACTAAAGCCTCTAACTTTTCTTCTTCTTTGTTATCGTTCCTTTTATATTTTATTGGTTCTTTTTTTATTTCTTGTTTTACAGCCATTTCAGCCATATTACTTCTCCTCGTTGGGGCAACCGTAGCCATTTTGGGGGGTTGGTAGCCAGACTAAAGTTTATAAAAATTCATAAACTTTCATTATAATTTGTTATTATATCATTTATTTTAAAAAGAGTCCAGTTAAAAAGAATTGTAAAGTTCTTAAATAATAATTAAGTCCAACTTTCCATCCTTTTTTAATTCCTCTGCCATAAGCAACAAAGTCTTTAAACTCTTGGTACACATCAGGAGCAGTTCCTGCATTAATATGTTTCATACCTGCTGCTCTATAACCTCTTCTAAATGCCTCACCATACCATTTACCATGATAAGTTTTAAGACACCATAATTCTGCTTTTGCTTTTTCCATAATAGTAAAACCACCTGTAGATAAACCATGTGTTGCTATTACACAATCGTCCTTACCCGGAGAAGTGCCATAAGCTTCTCCAAACTCTCTGTCTCTTTTTTCTCTATCTCTAAATTTACTTGCTTCTACTTCACCTTTCGTAGGAGCATTGCCGGGTTTGCCATCAGTACCTGTAAAGTTTACAGTTGTGCCATCTTCGTGCGTAAATGTGCCATCTCTGTTTCTACTATATGAAGTTCCATTGTCATTAACACCTATACCTAAAGGACCTTTATCTTCCCCATCTTCTCCTCTATTATGGACACTAACATCTTGTTTACCCGCTTCTGAAAAGTTTTGAGCTACAAAAGAACTAGGTGTTTGTCTATTAGGTTGATTTAATAATGCCTCTCGTTCTTCTTGTTGTTCTCTTTGTTCTTTTCTAGCTTGAAACTCAGATGTTCCTGTTTCTTCTCCAAGTTGTTTTCCGGGTCCTCTATACGTAGGTGCTCCTTCATAGCCATCACTATAAGCATCACTTACTCTATCTTCACTAAAACCTAATGTACTTGGCATTGGAACACTTCCATATGGACTTGGTGATTGTCTATTAATACCAGATTGAAACATTCTATCTTCATATATTCTCTCTTTAGAACCGGGAGGAGTACCAATATTAGCTGTGCGAAGTTCTGATGCATTTCCTACTGCTGTAGGCAATGGTCCCATATTTAAGTCATCTATTCCTTTATAATCATCTATAGAAGATTTAACCTCTGGTGTTTTTACTGTTGGTGTTTCAATAGAAGATGTTCCTATTCTCTGTTCTCTTAATATTCTATCATCATAGACAGGTATATTTCTTAACTCTTCTTCTTTAGTCATAGTTCCAGTGTATCTATTTAATTTATCTGTGGCTGCTCTTGCTGCCTCTATTTTTTTATTTTCATTGCTTAAAAAATCAGGTACATATTTTTCATCAATACGACTTAAAAGTTCAGTACCAACGGGAACAGCAGGACTCGCCATAGCTCTTAGTTGTGCATTTTGTCCAGCAGTTTGTGCAGCTATTAGACCTTTTAATTCATTACTTGGTTCAAAAAAGTTAGCTCTTCCTGTATTCATTGACTCTGCAACATTAGCTAATCCAATAATGTTACCTTTAAAATCATATTGAACAGCATAATCTATTCCATTAATAGTTGTTCTTGCTCCTCCTAATAAAGCTTCTTCAGATTGTCCATCATCAGAAGATTGTTCATATCTTGGTTGTTGAACAATTGGAGCACTTCTTTGTGTAGTATCCGCAGGAGCTGCTGTAGAAACTGCATCTGTAGTTTGAGTTTGGTTTGCTTCATATGACCTTACATTAGGAGCACCTACAACCATATTAGGATTTGTTACAGGTCCTAAAGCAAGATTAGCAGGAGCTATATAATTAGCAGGGGTTACAAGACCTTTATTTACACTTGGTTGTAAATTATCACTAATGCCATCTTTATTTCTGTCTACAAAATTTGCAGTCATATATTTAGCAGAAGCTGCTTGTGGAGTAGTAGCAGTTCCATATAATCCTAAAGAAGGATTGTACTGTTGCTGTTGTTGTGCAATACCTGAAGTTGTAGCAACGCTAGGACCAGAAGCTAATGCCAAACCAGCAGCTGCTTTTTTAGGTTCATCATTTACATATTCTACTTGTCCAGATTTTTCCATTTCTCCAAGACCTTGAAGAGCATCTCTTCTCAATCCTTCATATAATCCAAGTCCATGATATCTAACAACATTAGCAGGAACTACAAGTTCTCCTTCACTTAATAATACATGTTGGTCATCTTTAACTTCATCAGCAGTAGCACCGGGAGGAGGGTCTTGTGGTGTTCCTTTAGATGCTTCTTCATAACTAGGTTCCATACCTATAACTACGGCTAATCCTTTTTTATCTTTCATTCCTCCTTTTTTCATTTTTACTGGAATAGGAGGAGTTTCATCTTCTTGAGGATTGGGTTGCATAGGGGGAACTAATGGAACAGGATTTTGAGGGGTGGGCATTGGAACAGGAACAGAAGCTTCTGCAGCTTGTGGAACTTGTTTTTTATCTTGTTTCATTTTCTTTGCTACTAATTTAATAGCTTCATCTCTAGGGTCAGATACTTTTGGTGCTGCTCCTGTTTGTGGTACTTTTTGAACGGGCTGATTTTTATTACCCGATGGATTGGTTGTTTTCTTTGTCATAGGTAAAACACCTAATCCTGCTCTTGCTTTTTTTGCTTTTGCCATATTATTCCCCTGCTTTTGCTATGACTTCCTCACGCAAATTTTTAAGTCTGCGTAGTTCTCTTATTGCACCTTGTGCTTTTGAAATATCACTCGGTTGTTCTGATTGTTCTAAAATTTTATGTAATTCCATTATTCTATAATACATATAAGTTTCTAAAGCATCAGTATTTTTTTTATCATTAACTAACTTTAGTAATTTTTTAGCAACTTCTGTTATCACTGTGGCATTCCTCCACCACCAAGAAGTTGTTGTAATTGTGCAGCAGCATCAGGTTCTTTCGGTCCTTGTGCTGGATTTTGTGGAGCACTAAAACCTTGTTCTCCCGGAACTGGAGCTTGTCCCACTCCAATATTAGCTCCGCCTCCTCCTGAAGGGTCTCCTGCATTTATACCTTGAGCTTGTTGGTCTTGTGGTAAACCACCTGCAGCTTTTAATATTTCTGCTTGTTTAAATGCTTCTCTTTCATCATTAATAAGTTTTTCAGAATCTAAATCCATAGCCGCACCAAGTTCTCTTAATATAACTGGTATTTTTAAATATGGAGCAACCGCAGCATTTCCTGACATTTGAAGTAATTGAAGTAATCTTTGACTTCTTACTTCGTTCTTCATTAAACTTTCAGTTCCTCTAGCTTTTATTTCTAAATCACCTCTAGCTTCTGGGTCAAAATCAAATTGCATATTAAAAGCAAATAGAGCCTCTCCTAGAGGTTGTAAAAGATAATCATCTAGGTTTTTAACTACACTTTTAATACTTAACTGTGCGGCTCCCATTAACATACTAATTCCTGCGGCAGTTCTACCTGTTCCTGCAACTCCTGTTTGTCCATGGGAATATGAAGGTATACCTGTAGCATCATCTGCTAAAGCTCTTGCTTTATCAAACATCATCATGTTTTCTGAACTTACGTTTGGATATTTAGTTCCAAATAGAGCTTGTCCCGGAGCACCACCTTGTCTTCTGAATACTTTGCCCGGATATACTTGTAAGTCTTGTCCCGGAACTAAATTAGTTTCATCTATTTCAAATACTAGGTTTCCAGATAAAACAGCATTATCAACTGCCATTCTCATAAAACCATTCATAAGTGTTTGAGTATCAGACATATTTTCTGCTAATCCTACACCAAAGAAACTATAAGGATTTATTTCATACGGAGAAGCACAGTATGGTATTCTTTTAGGAGTAAAAGGATTTACTACTAATCTTAATATTTTATTATTGCATACCCATAAGTTAACCTGCAATGTATCTGTATCTTTATATTCTTTTGGTATTTCTAGTCCAGCTTCTTCAGCCATAGTTCTATCTATATTGCCCCAAAATTCTAATACCTCAAATCTGTCCACATTATAAGAAGTTTCATTATCTCTTAAATCTGACTCCCACCATTTACGAACATAATTGTATCCCATCTCGGCACATTCATCTATAGCATCAGTATCAAAATATGGTCTATTTTTTAAATTACGTAATTCAGAGTGACTTAATTTATGTCTTTCAATAATATATTCTGCTTCAGACATATTATTTGCATCATAGTCAGGATAAAAATTCCATATAGAAACAGACTCTACTCTTGGAACTGTTTCAGATTCTGGATTATAATTACCTTCTTCATCCCAATTAGCTCTTTCTTTATCAAAAGCAAAAGGTCCTTTTAATATTCCTGTACCAAATAATGCCATTTCAAAAGCAACTGTTCTTAAATGTTTAGAAGCATTAGACTCTTCTAATTGGTCTAATATAGTTTTTTCCATTCTTTTGGCTGCTTTTTGTGCAGGATAATAAGTTTGTGCTGTAGGAGTTGCTCCCGGTCCTTGCTTTAATTTATCTGTAATATCAGCTAAATCGTCTTCATGTGCTCCTAAGTTTAATTGTTGTAAACTTTCTTGCGTAGAACCTCTTGGTATTTCTTTACCGTCTCCCGGAAAACCATATACGTTATTTAATTCATTTAAAGCATTTTCTGGTTCTTTGGGGTCAAAATGAACAGCTTCATCAACTCCTTTGGGTATTCTTGTCGCTTCAACACCCAATGGAAATCTTTGTCCTGCGAATAAAACATCTATAATCTGTCCGTATGCAGCTAAAACTTTTGTTTTCGTTATTTTAATAAACACTTGAGATTTTTCAGTTTCAGTAAATTGAGTATCAGTGCTATACAATCCTCTATATTGTCTATAAGAATTAAGCCATCTCTGCTCATCATATAAACGACTATCTTCAGCGTTTTTAAATTTTTCTGTTACATACCCTGCTAATTCTTCTTTAGGGTCTTTTGGAACAAAAACCAGTTCTTCTATGCTTTTATTTTCTTCTTCCATATTTAATATCCAAATACTTTATCTGCAGGATTCCATGATGTTGGCATCTTTGCTGGGTCATAATCAAATATTGACCTAGACCTCGGTCTTGTCATAATACCATATCTTAAGGCATCATACAAGTGGTCTTCTGTTTTTGTGTCTACGTCCTCTGAATTATTTTTATCCAAAGGTATTATAGGTAATTGTGCTATTAAATTAGTGCAAGTATTAAACATAACTAAACCTGCTTCTTCAGTAAGTTCATCAACTTTAAGTCTTCTATGTATTTCGTTTTTACCTGCAACACGACTACCTTTACTTCTATCTGAAGGTCGCCATCTACAACCTACAGAAATCATTTGTTCCGCCAAGGAAGGACCCGTATCACCCCTCTTATGCCAGCACGAACTATCGAGCACACCGTACGAGATTTGACCATCACCTTTTTCCGCATCCAAGATAGCAAACGCCAAATCTTTTGCAGTATGTTTTGTAACGTACATTTCACGATAGACCACCAACTGCTCAGTCGCTGGGTCAACCGCGAACCATAAGACGCCAGAGTACGAAGAGTACCCATAATCGCATGCCCTAAATTTTCTCCAGTTGTCTGGAATTTGATATGGCTCCGTAACATGAAATCTCCTATCAAATTCAGAAAACGCCGCACCTTCTGCAACATCCCAACTCCCTTCTAATAATTGTCTACGTTGTGTCTCTGGTAGAGATAACAACATTGCTTCATAATCTCCCTGCTCATATAAAAATGGATTATCCATTAATTTAGCAGGTATGAACTTTCTTTTAAATAAAGGCTCTTCTTCTTTTGAATGCCCTTTGGGGTATTTTAATATTTCCCCCGTTGTAATATCTGTCGCCCAAAACGCCTTATTCGCTGGAGCAGGGTCAATGAACATTTTTTTGACCCATCCGTGCCCCGGTCCGCCCGGGTTCGTGGTGCCCCGCATGAATACGGGGAGTGTCGTGTCAGCTGTTCTAAGACGCGAACGTAAATAATCCCATGCATATGGTGTCGGATACTGTGTTAGCTCATCAAAGCCAATATAAGTAAACGCCTGTCCTTGATAACGTAATACATCTTTCTCTTGTTCAAGATAGGTCATCCAAATTCTAGCACCAGATGGGAAAGTCCATTGACTTTTCTTTTCCATCCATTTAGCACCGGGAAATGCTTTTGGATACATCTCTTGAGATTTATGTATTATCTCTCGTAACTCATCATTAGTACGTCTTAAAATTAAGCCGTTCATATTTGAATTGTTACAGTAACGCAAAGGGTCAACTATTAAACTATAAGTTTTTCCTCCGCCCGCTGCTCCTCCGTATAAAACTTCTCTTTCTGGAGCAGCTAAAAATTCTGTCTGTGGTCCCGGATTTGGTTTAAATAATACTTCCTGACTTGCTTCATTCTTTTTACTATAAGTTTCAGGTAAACTCTCCGTAGCCTTTTCTTTAATTTCTGTATCATCACTGCCATTTGCTAACTTTGCTAATTTTTTTTGAGCTACGTTTAATTTTATTTTTGCAGCTCTTTGTTGTTTTTTAGCTTTAACTAACTCTTTTTCTTCAGTAGTTAGCGGTTTGCGTTTTGACGTTACCTTGAACTTCGGTCTGGGCAACGCGGCATTTTTGTTCAGCATACCTTCGTCTATCTCTTTTATCTGTCTTAATACGTTTCCATAGTCCCATTGGAGTTATGGTTCGTCCTGTATACTCTGATAACCATCTTGATACTTCAGGATAAGATGATTCTCTTAAATATTCTTCAGCTAATTGTAAAGCTTCTAATTGCTCTTCAATAGGCTCTAATAATTGTGGGTCTACTTTATTTACTTTATATCCCCAAGGAACGGTTGGTCCTTTTAATGTTGAATACCTATTCGTTGGATTCAGTTTCTGTGCTATTGTCATCTGTTTTCGCCGGTAGTATAAATACGCCCATTGGTTTTTCTGAAGTTACATTTATCTTATCTACTTTAGATAAACCAACTCTATCTAATATTTGTTGAGATGCTGCTAATCTTTCCCTGTTACCAATAGCTGCAGGGTCATCTAAAACCCCTACCATTGATAATACTGCTTTTGGAGCATTGACTGCCATTTCTAATTCTGCTCGTTCTACTATTTCAGAACGTATGGCACTAATTATATGATGTGGATTAGTATTATCAGAATACCCCGCCATCTTCATAGCTTTTACTTGATTGCCTTTCGCAGGACCAAATAATGCATCTATAAATTTATTTTGTAATTCTGTTAATTCTTTAGGCACGTGGATTCTTCTTTCTAGCTGTTTTTGTTCTAGCAAAAGAACGATTTTTACTTTTTGATTTTACAGATAATTTTTTATTATTCATTGGATTACCTGTGGTATGATGAACGTCTTTGCCATCACCTTTCTTTACACGACCTTTTCTTTCCATGATTTTACGAGCAGTGTTTCGTTTTGCTCTACGTTTCTTCTGCTCTTCTCTTCCATGATACCTGTCGTATTCTTTTCTATAATTTCTTTTTTTTGTCATTTCTTTTTACGAGTAGTTTTTCTTTTTCTACCAGAAGCAGTAACAGACCATTTAACTTTACCGGGTCCTGTTTTTTTACGTGCTTCTGATTTACTAATTCTTCCTGCTACTTTTGCAGGTCTACAAGCGGGATATGGACGAGATTTTTTTTCTTTGCCAGACCTACCACATTTCTTGCCAGTCTTAACATCACGCCAATCTTCTTTGAACCACTTAGTTAATCCCCCTTGTGTTTTTCCCATTAGTATGTACCACCACGTTTTTTATAAGTTCTAACTAACCATGCATTTGCATATGCTGAGGGATAAACTTTAAACTTACGTTTTGCTTCTGCTTTCACTCTAGCATAAAGTTGTGGATTTTTTGGTTTAGAACCACTTTTCTTTTTTGCTGCCATTATATTTTTCCTGCTAATTTTGCTGCAAAGTAAATGATGAAACCTACGCCACCTATAAACATTGCTCCTCCTATTATGTATCCCATAATTTGAAGGTACTCCTCTCTTTGTTTTTCTGCCATCTTTTCAGCGTATCTTCTAGACTTACGAGCTTCTGCTTGAAATTTTTGCCAATCTTGCCAGAGTCCGGGTCGACCTGCATAAATCATAAGTTGTTTAAGTTCTTTCTCTTGTTCTTTTATTTTTTCAAGAGCCATGAACTCTTCTAAATCACCACTGCCTCCTTTGGCTCTTTGTTTATTTGCTTTTTTTTGTATCTGCTCTTTTGCAAAAACAAAATCTGATATCTGTTTACCACAACTAGCAAGTTCTTTTCCATTACTAATAAAACTTTTTATAACCCCAAATGCAGCATTTGCTGCCGCTAGTTCTGCTAACATTTTATTTCCTTATAGGTTTACAATACGAAGTAATTTTTTTCGTCCCGTCCTCCGTTGGTATACTCGGTTGATTATGTAATCTTTCTGCAAAATATAAACATTTATCTATATCTTTAAATCTTTGTGTTTGATTTATAATTTTATCGCCTACCATAAATACAAGTAAAAATTCAATCATCCAAATCTAATTCTAATTGCTCTTCCTTATCATGACATTGGCAATTGCACTCATCACAATCGCAATCATAACATTCGCAAGTTTCGCATTTATTTTTTCTTTTTTCTTTCATTAGATTTCTTTAAACTTTCCTTTGCTTTTTTTGCTATGCTTACAACTTCGCTTTTACCCATGACTTTAGCTCGTTGTTCCATCACCGTTAGTATTTGGATTTTTCTTGCATAAGGTTTATTAACTCTTCTAACTTTTGTGACTGTCGCTCTAGCATCTGCCGGAGTAGCAAATTTAATTCTAACTGTATCTTTAGGGTTCTCGTCAGTGTATAAACGTCTACCAGAACCTTTTGGCTTTTTACCGGTTCCAACTTTTGGGTCTTTTCTTTTACTTTTTCTTGCCATCAGAATATAAATTATTAAAAGTTACATCAGGATTTAAATAAGACTCATGTGATTCTGCTGAGTGTGTCCATTGTGATGGAGTAAAATCCGGTGCACCTTCTCCTGTTCTCCACAGTGCAGGACTTGTTGCTCTAACTCTATTATTAGGTAGTGCGACAATATTGCCTGTCCACTTTCCTGCATCTAATAAATACAATACATGAGATTGTTTATGTTGCGCAGGGTCATCTGCTATATCACTATCGGTATAATCAACAGTAAACAAATATTTACCAGTGTAAAAGCTTCCATCTATTTTACATAACCAAGGTGAAGAACTTACTCTATCTAAAACTACAACACTATGGTGTCGTGATTCGCAATCCCAAGGTTGACACAAATGGTCTTCCATTGGTTGTGCCCATTCGTCTACAGGTACATCTGCAACTAATGCTTGTATAGGCATTCTTGCCCACATCGCACCGCCATGAATATTTTCATCAGCGCAATCTTCTCTGTCTGTTTCGCAACCAGTAAAAACAACTTGGAAACTTAACGACCTATCGGGTATTGTATTTACTGCAAACGCCATAGCATGAAGAAACTCTCCATGATATCTTTGATGGTTACAAGTAAACTCTCGTCTTACCCAACATTTAAAGTGGGGTACGTTACTTATTAAATAGGACAACTACTTCTTACGTCCTACTTTAGCTCCCCCTCTTGCATACCCTTTAGTCATTTTGGCTCCACCTTTGGCGTAACCTTTAGTCATCTTTGAGCCGCCGCCCATCATTTTTTTGATTGGCTTTTTCTTTTTTTTGCCGCCCATTGCAGCACCCTTAGTTTTTTTCATAGTATGTCTTGGCATAATTTACTCCTTATATAGCTATTTCTTTTTTAGGCTTAGGCATTGGTTTGCCATAATCCTCAATTTTAGGTTTGCCCTTCCTAAAAATATCATAAAACTCTTTGTTAAAAAGACTACCTTGTTTTCTGGCATATTCTGCTTTGTCTTTTCTAAACTTGTTTAAATCTGTTCCAAAAACTTTACCGGAAAAATTACCTTTAGGTTTTATATTTTTCATAGGCATTTTTGATGCTTCTGTTAATTTATCTTGAAACGCTTCTAATTTACGTTTTTTAGTTACATCAGGAGCTTTTGTTTCATCATATACTTTACCACCGAATAATCCAACACCTTCTTTTAATCTAGGAACATTAGTTGGTAATTGCATTATGTGTTTTTTGCCCATTATTTAGTTTTCATAATACGTTTTAGCGTTTTAATATCTTGGTCAGATATTCTGGTATCTTTAGAATATATGTTATTTATTATTTGTAAATCCCTATCAGATATACGAGGATTATTAAAAACCTTTTCTTTCATAGTCTTAGCTTGAGTTTTATTCTTTTGCTCTTGGACTTGTTTATCCCTATCAGACATCAGCATACCGTCTTTAGCTTTTTTAGGTGTGCCACGAATATTTCTTTCTATAGCTTTGCCTCTGGCTTTCTCATAACTAGAGAGTTTGCCATCTTTATCCAAGTCTGCTTTTTTAGGATTCATTAAATTAGCACCTTTCATTAACCTTGGTTTATTGGTGGGCAATTCCATGATTGCTTTTTTAACATTAGTTCCGCCTTTTTTCTTAGCAAATTTTAAATCTCGGTCTGATACTCTTGGGTCGCCAGCATCATCAGGAATATTAGCATTACGTCCCTGTTTTTCTGCTTCATCTTGACCAGAGGATTTTTTATACTTATCAACCTCTTCATAATATTTTTTCATAAATTTGGGAACTTTTCCACCAAAAGGTCTGGTGTCTGTATCTTCTTTTTTATCTTTTGTTTTTTTTGTTGGAACTATTGTTACTGGCATTATGCTGGTACTCCTATTCTTATAACTCTATCTATTAATCGTGTTGCACGATTTGTAGTTTGTTTATACCAACGGCTATCTTCCATTTGCGCCGCGGCTTCATCCCAATTACTGTCGTTAACCGCAGCAATCATTTTTTTAAATTTACGTAAACGAGGACCCCCAAGTTGAAATGCCATATTTATTAATACATGTTGAATGTCTTCAGGTAAATTATCAAAATCATCAAATATAGATATACAGTCATTAACTGCTATGTGCACATCTTTTTCAAACCAACTCTTAACTTGTTCTTCAGGTATAGGTGTTCCAATGGGACCAGCATATACTTCTTCGTCCCATTCAGTTATAAGATGCCCAATACCTCCGGTCAAATGTCCTTCCGAACAATGGTATGTTTCATACTTACATCCCTCATCCGCTTCTATTTCTTTTCTTAATATTTCTAAATTCATTATTTGCCCTTCTTAAACATTTTAGCCGCTTGTCCGACTCCTTTAATTCCAAAGCTTGCACTAATTGCAATATATAAGAGGTACTGATACCACTCTGGAAGAGTTGCCAATATATCAAATCCTTGTTTAACATACTCAGTCATACCCGGAATAAAAACTAAAATTGCAGGAGTAAGTAGCACAACCAGAGCAAATTCGTCTTTCCACGAATCTACTGTGGCATCTGCCATTTTACCTTCCCACTCTACTTCACCTGCTGCAACTTTCTCTGCAACAGTTGCTCTTGCTTTTGCTTCAGCGACTTTGGCAAGTCCTTCAGCTTTTGTTTTTTCTACTTTATTTTGGAACCATGTTCCCGCTAAATTAGCTATGGGTCCTATTAGTGCTTGTAGCATTAATCTCTAATTCCTTGTCTTCTCTGCATGTTGTGTAAAATATCTGCATGCTTTCTCCAAAAGTAATTCCCTATAGATGTAAAGTAATTCGAAATAGATAATAATCTATACATGATAAATATTAATACTTTATCTTTAATCAATTGGGTCATTAACTTTATCTCCGAATATTTCTTTAGCTATATGATGAAGGTTTTGATTTATACCCTCAGATAACTCTTTACGTCTTTTCTCAGAATAAATAGGATTACCTGTTACTTTACTTGTTGTAGTCTTTGGATATAAATCCAATAATTTTTCTGTGTGCTTTAAAAAAGCTACTGCTCTTTTAGAAGCCTTTTTACCTTTTATATTATACGGTTTATTTTTCTTTTTATTAGCCACAGACTAACATTTCCATCTTCTTCTAGCTTGTCTTAATCTTGAGTTAGGATTCTTAGCTGCTTTAGGAAATTTTTTCATTTGCCCTGCACTTCTTGCACAAAAAGACTTTCTTCTTTTAGCAGCTTTGCTTCCCGGTTTAACTTTACCAGTTACTGCAGTTTTAAGTTTACTGCCCGGATTATCTCTACGATATTTGGCTACACCTTTAGCAGTCATCCCGGCACCAGCTTTGGTTGGACGCTTATGTCCTCCTCCAATAGTGTGCCCTTTCATGCTGCCGCGTTTTTTAGCCATTTAAGTTCCTATCTTTTTACTCTTTTGCATATCGATGCATTTATAACTTCGTGCAAAATACTCTGGCATATGAACTGGTATACCTTGTGTTATTTCATATGCTCTTGCTAAACATTTATCATGCGTGTTATGTGGTCCATACAAATCTTGTAACGTAACGCACCCTCCCGGATTTGCATGCAGACACGCTAATACAAACAATTCGTACATTATCGTCCTACATTTAAAATGGGGTGAAACGCATCGGTAAATTTCACCCCAAAACTTGAGTAACTATAACGAACCCCGCAGGAATAAGTACAGTATCAAGTCAATTTTGGCAGGTCAGAGGTATAACCCTCTACACATACTTAGATAATCCTTCCGCAACCAATGCGCTTTCTATTTCCTCAACGCTGAAGTCTTTACCAGTACGTTCTTTTAAAGCCGCACGTATATATACTACGTGATGACTTGGAATATGTGTTTTAAATCTTCCGTATTTTTCATACTCGTAAGAAATTTGCTCCAATAATGAGCCATATTTCTCTTTAATTGCCATAATATACATATTATACCACATAATGATATATTTGTAAAAGATTAAGTGTCAATAAAAATTTTTTTTAATTTAGGGGGTTGACAAGGAGGCAAAAAAAGGGTATAAAATCCTTGTTTTTCTTTTTTTCTCCTTTTTTTCTTTTTCAAGTAACACATAATAGTCCCTTAAAGGGACTTTTTTTATATCCGTAGTTATTATATTAGAGATTATGGTCGAGATATTTAGAAGCACAACAAACATTCCTAAATGGTATTTACGTAAAACATACAAATCTCCTTTAAAATACCAGAAAGGTGAATATGTCCTTAAAGAAATCCCCAAAAAAAAGAAACCCGATAGCGATACACTTACGTTTATTCAAAAACTCCGTAAAGCAGAACAAGAAGAAAGAGATTCCAAGAAAAAGAAAACACGAAAGAGATGAGTTTAAGAGCTTAAACCACTGATTTCATTACATTAGCCCTTATTAGGGCTTTTTTTGTGTCTTAAGTAAGTAGCCGCCGTCTGGTATATGAACCTTATTTCCCAATCTCGTGTCGTAGCCAAGCACGTGTACGTGTACACCCCCGGGTGGTCATGCGTATCGCCCTAACATATCACAAAAATATACAATAATATCAATGACTTATACTAGATATATATTAGAAATTGACTAAAATATGTATTGTATTTGTTGCCGGTCTGCTCTTGCTGTTTTTTTTCTAATGCCAAGTATAATAATAACTTATATTGGTGCTGTTTAGGTATTATTTGTGCTGATACGAGAAAACCATATCCCCACACACGATGAT